CTTACAACAACATTTACATTATAAGGAACAGGTCCAAGATTATATGACACATAAAGTTTTATCGTGTAATTACTAGTTCCAAGTCCGCCTACACATTCTTCTAACACTGTTTCTGTTGTATACCAACTAATTGTCCAATTCTCTTCTTGTAATACAGGGTCATCCTGAGATGCTCCAGATCCTGCTGGTATAATTCTTTTTGACGGTGTAGTAAGAGTATATGTTTGTGGATTTATTGACGACCCACTTAAATTATGTAATATTGGTAAGTATCTAAATCCTCCTTCAAATATTTCTAGATTTGGATTATTAACTAATTGTTGTGTATAAGGATTAGTTTCATCATAATCAAATAAAGATATGTTTGTACTTTCTCCTGATTTAAATATATTTTGTACTTCAAAAATATTTTTATTAGCTTTAGTAAGATCTAATACATTTTCTGAATTATCTATTATATATTTTATTTGAGCATTAGATCTACCAGGTAAAAATTGTGATTCAGCATATATATCTACTAAATAAGCGTATTGATATTTTATTTTATCTATAGTAGCTGTTTTACCATATGAAATATCCCCTGGAGTATAAACATTATATTGAGCACTATTAATCGTAGATCCAACATATCTAGGATAAATAGATCTTTTTAAATTATAGTTATAATCCTGAACGTAGGCATATGGATTATTAGGATTTGTATATGTTGCGTAATTATTTATTTGAGAATTATTTATAGATTGAGTTACTATTCCATAGTTTACAGGAAGAAGTTGATCTGAATTATAATCTAAATCCCAAAGTATTTGAGATCTTACAGATTGAGTAACATTTTGATACAATGCTCCTAATGAATATGTTACAAATAAAGAGCTAGATGGAAGTTGAGATATTTCAAATTGAGGAAGTGCTTGACCATCTGTGACTACTATTGTAGAACCACTAAATTCACCAGTATATTTTTCTATTCCATCAGAACTTATAAAATAAACTGATCCAGAAGGAGTCATAATGCTACCTGAAAAAGAAGTAGATCCAACGACTGCTCCTGCAGATGAACCAGATATAAATGCTGTATCTATAGATTGAGAATAGTCATTAAAACTTGCACTAGGTTCATGACGAGCGTATTTATTTCTCTCTAGCATGTGAGATTTAACTATAATACCTGTAGAGAGATTAGCTCTAGCAGGAACATAGTCTTTAATCATTTTGAATAAAGAATTATTATAAAACTTTATTAACCTTATATATTCCCAAATACTATTAGGTTGAGTATAGTTTGAAAAATATGCATTACTTGAACTGACTAAAGGAGTATATGATGCAGAGTATTGATATCCTGGTGCTCCTATTAATTGATCTATATTAAAATATCCTTGAGAAGAAACTATATTATTGTTAATAGTATCAGCTGGTGAAAATCCAACTTCTACATTTGTAGTATTAATTCTATTAATATTCCTATAATATTGTATACTAGCTTCTGGATGTAATAGTGAAGAAGATAAAGTTAAACTACCAGTAACATTTCCATTACTTCCTGTTACTATAGCAACTTTATATGTAGATGAGTCTAAATCGAATATCCCATCCACACCAGAAATAGGAGTTCCTCCAAATTCTCTAACGGTCAAAATATCATCAGGAATACCAAAAGTACTAATAAGCGCCTTAACACCTCTTTCTGTACCTTTACTTTTTAGTAAGTATGGTAAATTATGATAAAGTCTTTTATATAATTCTTGTTGAATCTCTTTAGCAGAAAGTGTTTCTAAACTTGAAGTAACGTACTTTCCTCCAATTGCAGTTATTTTTTCTGAACCTGTTGGAGGAAGTAGCGATCCATCTGTATTGATTCCAAACAACGTATAATACAGGTTATCTGATACGTTTGAGTTTGTATATAACTGAATACCTAAGCCTCTCAGTGCGTCTCCAACAACGTCTAATGATATTCCTGTATCAGGATTGTTGGTAGCATTATATCTATTAGAAAGATCTTTATAGTAAATCCATATATTATCAAAGTGTTGACCGATCATATCCATAAAGGTGATGAAAGGCTGATTGTTTGAATCATCTAATAAGTACTGAGGTATAGAATTATGTAGTAAATCTTTATTTGTAGAATCGTAATAAGATGCACTAAATAATAAAGACTGCGTAGTTGCTGTTGGAACTATACTAGTTGATCCTAAAAAGTTACTAGCTTGAGAAGAAGTTATTGAATATAATTGATACGGTTGAGTAGTAGTTCTTTTTGGCCATGCAAAACTTGATGAATTGAAATACAAAAAGTATTCGTAGGTATCAAATTTTTCTATTATATTATTTATAGCTTGTTGAGCAGAATTAGATGATGTACTAGCAAATAAAATATTACCTGTTCCGCCAACTATTAAAGATTGACTATATTGTTGTTCAGTGTAGTCTTCTATTAATTGTAATTTATACACAAAGTTATTTACTCTTTCAAATGCGCTTGAAAAATGTATAAAATTAGAAAAACTTGTATAGTCTACATTTATAGCTACAGACTTATCTTGATAATAACTTAATAATTTTTGAAATGATGAAGTTACAGGACTAGATAATAAATTATTGTAATTATAATATGGAGTAGTTTGTCCGTTTTTATCATTTATTTGAACATTAAAATTAGGACCTCTTAATGTATTTACTTCATCTACAATTTCTGCTTCTACAGTAATAGATACATCAAAGCTTACAGATTCAGCAACTTTATCTACTATCCATAATTGACTCTTCAAATCAAAATCTACTGGTAGAGGTTCGTATAATTTTATAAGTAAATAAGTTCCAGAATCGTCTTCTGTAATTGCAACATTATTTGCAGATATAGTAATATTATTACCAAAATTTAAATAAAATACAGGATAGTAATTTTTAGTAGAAATATAAGTTTGATATTGAGAAAAACCATCTCTAATACCTGTTGAACTTATAGTTTGAGAAGATAATTTTAATTCTGTTCTTGATGTTGAAATTTCTTTTATCCAATAAAAAGTTCCAAATGCAGAATTAAAAAGTCTTTTATAAAAATTATATTGCGCATTTAAATTACCTCTATTATATCCTCTATTTTTTAAATCTTTTTCTGGATCTAGTGTTAGAGTAGAATATGTATTATTTTTAGGATTTGCTGTTAAATAAGGATAATAATCAAAAGCATCGTAATCAAAATCTAATAGATTATTATTTTCATCATAGATATATAATTCTAAATAATCATTTTGTGCTCCAAATTGACTATTAATAAAATTAGAAGTAACTAATTGTCTATCTTGAGAATTTAAATCTGGTTGTTGAACTCCCTCTCCTGCGTATGTTATATTAACTAACTCCATTATATAATTTCGTTAATATTAGTAAATGTTTGATTTACGTCTAAAATTTGTTGACGGAGAGAGTTAATCTCTTCTATCAAAGCTTGTTTTTCAGCATCTAGTACAGATCCACCTATATATTGCTGACTTGTTTCAACTAAATATGTATGTGAATTTATAGAACCAGAAACTGGTATTTCAAAAAATAACTGATTATAATATTCAAAGAATTGGTCTACTGTTATCCCGCTAATAGTAATTTCTTGGGCTGGTGATATTAACTCGGTAAAATTAGTATCTATAGCTTTATTATATGTATTAAGCCCATAAATCTCTTTAACCATTTCTACATTTGCCATTATCTAGTAACTTTAAATATTAAATTATTATCTATATCATAAGATTCGCCTGTAGTTAAAACCGTTTTAATTAAAACTTTGTAATATCTTTCAGGTTCTAATCCATTCATATATAGATTAAAATAGCTTGATGTAGTATCACAACTAATCTTTGTATAGCTTGTATCAAAATCAACTACCATATCATTAGTCTTTACATCTTGTAAAGCCCAATAAGATGTTTGAGGAAGTGCTTTATTCGTTATGTATATAGAAGATGTACTAAATGTTCTTACAGGGTATTTATCTCTTGAATTTATATTAAACCTATATTTTCCTGTTCCGTATTTGTAGGTATCTAAATTATTAGATAGTGTAATTACGCTATCAGTACTATTAATTACAGATAAGCTTCCTGTAGAATATGAACTATCATCCCACTTTATTTCTAATGTTGGAGGATATATTGTATGAGTA